ATCAGATTGTATTTAACCAAAACAAAATGTTTATTAGTTCTAATTGCTTACATATAAATTCATAGGCTTAAAATGCAGAATCAAATCAGACAATTAGAAGATGGAACTTTTGAAATAGGTACTTGGATTCAGAATGCAAATGGTGAAGTTGTGTTCTTTGATGCTACGAGTGCGAAAACTTTAGAAGAAGCAAACAAGATTGCTGATGAGTTGGATGATCAGGAATTTAAATTAGCCAAGAGCGAAATTGATATGCTTGGCGGCATTCAAGGTGCAAATAAGGTTCTGGAGCTCATGAATGAAAACGAAGCCGTTGCCGTTGAATTTGATAAAAACCGCTTTGATATTAATGAATTAAAATTCTACAACCAAAAAGATTTTGAGCAGCGAATGGATGATTACCTAGATAATGGTGAGACTGCAACTATCTATATGCAGACTTTGAAATCCAAAGCCTGCTGCACAAAACTAGATTTTTGAAATTTTAATTTAACTTTTCAGCAACTTGGCGGAGCAATTCCGGATCCGATGCAAAATATTTTTGCGTGGTCAGGATTGAGCTATGCCCCATCAATTGTTGAATTGAATAAATATCACCGCCCTTTCTTATTAGCCTTGTGGCAAAGGAACGTCGACCGGAATGGCTGGTTGCTTGAATACCAGCCTTCTTATAACAGTTATTAATCATGGTCACCATGCTATTTGGTGAGAATGGACCGCCCTTCTGCGATAAAAATAAAGGTGCGTCTGGATCCTTTGGTCTTTCTTTTGTTATGTATTCTTCTACCAGTGATCTAGCGATTGGATTGACCAGGAATACCTCTCGGTAGCGGTTGCCTTTAGTAATATTACCGAGCAATCGAATAATATCCTTCAGCTTACCCTTCTTCACATCGTAAACATCGCCGACCTTTAACATTGATAATTCTTTAGCGCGAAGCCCAAGGAAGTGTGAGAAATACAAAACACATTTGTTCCGTAATGCATTTACGCCCGTTTGAGTGGCCAAAGTAATCTCAAGATCATCTTCTGACACATATGGGGCTTTTCCAGTTGTTGTTCTTGCCATAAATCGACCAAATAATTTTTTATTACATTTTTCCAAAAACGGAAAGGATATAAAAACAGTCTACCACATGTCGAAAAATAAAAAATGTAATAAAAGATGCATTTTATTATATTTTTTGGGGGTGCAAAAAGGCAGGGCGTCATATCCTGTCGTATACGTACTTTTCTATTAAGAGTGGTATTTCAAAGTTTGATTTAAATTGGTAATCTATACCAATCTTGATTTTGTAACGTTTTCAAGTTTAGGAGGAGCTATGAAAGAAAAATTTAAAAACAGTAATTTAAAGGGTATGAATAGCAAAAAGCCCGAACTTGATCGGGCAGTAAGAATAAAAACAGATTAGCTGGCTTTAAGTGTTTCTAGGAAAGCATCAAAGGCTTCTTTCTGTCTTGGGTTATTGAAAAACTCAAAATTATGGCCAGCGTTTGCTTCGCGAATTTGTTTAATTAAATTCGATTCTGCATCAGTAATAAGAGGTTGCTCAATCATGGCTTCCATTTCTTCAAGCAGATGAGGTATGTATTCCTCTAGGCAGCGCATGAAGAGGTCTTTAGCATCGATTTTTAAAGCATCGGCCATAGCGCGCACACGTTCAAGAGGTAATTTGCTTTTACCGCGAACAATGAAGCTAACCATGTTTTGATTGATACCCATGATCTCTGCCAATTGCGACTGATTCAGATCCGATGCATTTAGTTGAGCGTCGAGATATTGGGCGACAGTTAGTTTGCGTTTGGTGTTAGTAGCTGCTGATTTCATAGTAACGTTTTCCTTAGAATATTCTTAATAGATATAAAGTCATAATGTCGGAATGTATCCTCGATACAACATTATAGACTTAAAATATTTGCGGTTTAGGTAAATTATATCAGTAAGTGCTGATTTACCCAAGTTCAAGAAAAGTACAGATTTGTATAGGATTGGATAACATGACATCGGTCACAATTAACGGAAAAATTTAGTAAGTAAGCATTGATTAATATTTTCTTATTTTTGGGTTAAACTAATGGTCAGACTATAGGTGAGTAGATGCTCATTTTAAGTACAGGCAATTTGTTAGCTGATGCAGACAATCATACTATAATGACAACGTATCGACTGATACCAAGAGGAAGTATAAGCCTCATTCAAGCCAATTATTTGTCAAAAAAGTATGATAGTTAGAGTATAGGAGTAAAAAATGTCGAAAAGTGTTGAAGTTATTACACCTGAAACCGTAGCAGATTTCTTGGCAGAGCAGGGTTCTGAACTGATCTTTGAGGGCAATCAAATTAATGTAATTAAAGGAAAAAATGAGGAATGCGGTGATTTTCTTGTGATTAACAATGCACTTGGCGAAAATTTGTTTATTAAACTTAGCTATATAGTCTTATGAGTCTACCTAAATAATTAAAAATCCCTCACTTGACCCTTCTCTGTGGTTAGTGTCCAAGGTTTGATGCTGACCACGGTCAAAATAAACCCTCTATTAAAACTCAAAATCTCCCCAATTTCACTCTTTATTTTTCAATAAATATTTTTATAATGCTTTTTAATATTAGTAAGCACTTATTAATATACTGTCAAGTCTGTATATAGACCTCCAATAATGATTTTTTTAGATTGAGAATTTTCAATGAATGAGCGCATACATATTTTAAGACAAGCAATTGTCGTCGTTACCCAAGCACTGACTAACTCTGATATTGCAGTAACGCAAGAAGGTATTGAGGCAGGTGTGCATAAGGATCCAAAGACAGGCAAACCTGTGCGAATTAACCTTCCATATCTTCCGGACAATTCACCAGATTCGCTGATTGATGCGGTTCAAGGTTTTCTTGATCAAGAGGTAGCGAAGTATCTTTTTACCGATTTTTCTCTCAAGCTAAAAGGATCTGAAGAGGTAAAGACTTTAACTTCATTGTTAGAAGAAGCGCGTGTAGAACGTTGCATGGCTGAAAAATATCGCGGTTCAAATATCAATATGAAAAATGCGAGCCAATTTTTCATTGATGAATTGATTGACGATAAATACCAAAAACTTGTAAAGGAAAAAGCTTCTGATGAAGAAATTACGCAACATTTAATGTTGCCAATGTTACGTGCGTTAAGTGGTCAGGAAGTCTTTGAACATTACTTAAAAGACAAAATGAAGCATATTAAACCTGTGTGGGACATGCTTACTCCTTTTAAGCCAGAGATTGAAAAATTAAAGTCCACAAAAGACACAATGGATTTGGCTCAGCGTATCTATAAGGTACTGAAAGATGAGCCTGAATTGCCAGAACTCCCTGACAGCGAGCATGATGAAGATAGCGACAGCTTACCAGAGCCAAAATCGCCAGGTAAAAGCGCTGGTGTAGGCAATAGCGAAGATGAGAATGAAGAAGATGATGATGAAGGTGGTTCTCTAGGTGGAGCTGTTGGTGCCGATGAGGGCGAAGATGAAGAAGGCGAAGGCGGTAGTGGTGGAAAAGCTAAACAACGGCCTAATGCAGTTAAGCATTCACTAGAAAGTGACGATAAGAAGAGTGCCCCTCCTCGTAGTGAATTTGTGGCCGCAATTCTGGACTCGTTAAAAGACACCGAAAACAACTACAGTGAGCAACTAAGCAAGAAGATTGCACAACGCACAGCAGCGGACGTTAAAAAATCTAAATACGCAGTATTTACCAATGAAGGTGATGTCATTGAACCGCTTGAAGTTCCTAAACTTCATTACGATGACAAGATGTTTAAACGTCTTGAAGACAAGGTAGCTTCAATGGTTGGTCCTATGCAGAAAGATATGGAGCGGGCAATTCAGGCACGAAGTAAATCTGTATGGGAAAATGGATTAAAACAAGGAAAATTAAACAGTTCATCTTTAGCACGACTGGCTTCAACTGGTGATTGTCGAATTTTTCGTAAGCGCGTTGAATCAAAAACCAAAGACGTTGCTGTGAGCTTGGTCGTCGATATGTCAGGTTCAATGTGCGGTTCTAAAATCCATACTGCCGCTGCTGCGAGTTACGCACTATCAAACGTTCTGGATCGTCTCAAGATTCCTCATGAAGTGATCTGCTTTACTACTCATACAGACTCAGCCACTTACCACAAGCGTTTAAAGCAAATTCGTGAAGCAGAAAAAAAATATGGCGTTAGTTATTCACGCTATGAAAACCTTTATATGCCTGTCATTAAAGGCTACAACGAGCGCATTAATACTGAAACAAAACGTCGATTTGGATGGCTTCCTCACTCAGGTTTAATGGCGAGTAACATTGATGGCGAATGTGTAGAAATTGCTGCACGTCGTCTAATGGGTCGTAAGGAAGCAGGTAAAATTATGATGGTGCTATCTGATGGCTCACCTGCGGGTGGAGGTAACAGTCGAGATCTGGAATATCATTTAAAAGAAGTGGTGAAGAAAATCGAGAAGAGCAAGGTAGACGTCATTGGTATTGGAATTGAAGATGATTCTGTTCGTAGATTCTATGACAAACATGTGGTGATTCATGACGTTGAGCAATTACCTAGCCTTGTAATCTCGCGTTTACGCAGTATGTTGTTAGCTTAGAATTTGGGTGGAGATTGCATCATTTGGGTATTATAAAATATTAGTAAGCACTTACTTTATTTTTATGATGCAATCTTATAAACTTTCAATATCAGTTAGTGATACTTTTTCATAAATTATCGAATCCGTTTTTGGAGCTTATAAATGTCTAACGATCCTATTATCTGTGAAATCTGTGGTGGAAAAACTCACGTAATTGCTAAGCATTTAAAAGAAAAACATCCTGAAACTACGTATGAAGAGTACAAGAAACAGTATCCAGATAGCCCTTTATTGTCGCCTTTAGCGCAGAAAAAGATGCAAGAACAGGCTGAACTGAAAAGAGCTAAAGAAGCAGAGTTAGCAAAGGCGCAACAAGAAAAAGCAACAGATACTTCAACATCTAAGGAAGAAACAACAGTGTCTACTAATAACCACAATGTAAAGTTAGCGCTTACTAATATTGAGGCAAAACCAAACGATATTGTGGTGTCTAAACCATTTCATGAAATCTTTGATCTGAAAGGTAAAAGCGCGCTTAGTGGTTCAGGTAAACCGATTCCAATCTCATGCATTGAGAACTCTGCCTTCCCGGAAATGATTCCAGAAATTAATGATACGTATGTATGGAACGTGAACGAGCTGAAGGATGTCATGATTGCATTGGAGCTAAACATCAACCCTTACGTGTGGGGACACAAAGGTGCTGGTAAATCAGAAATGTTTGACCAGATCGCAGCTCGAACTGGCCGTCCTCTTGTTCGTATTCAGCACACTTCAAATACAGAAGAATCTCACATTGTAGGTATGTGGACGGTTAAAAATGGTGAAACCATCTTTGAGCTTGGGCCATTAGCTTTAGCGATGAAGCATGGCTGGATGTATTTGGCTGACGAATATGATTTCGCGCAACCAAACGTTTTATCTGTATATCAAGCTGTACTAGAAGGTAAACCTTTATATATCAAAGAAGCAGATGCAGCTAACCGTGTCATCAAACCACATCCAAACTTCCGTTTTGCTGCAACAGGTAACACGAACGGTTCAGGTGATGAAACTGGTCTTTATCAGGGTACTAACTTACAGAACTCAGCGAACTACGACCGTTTTGGCTCAGTGATCTATAAGAGCTACATGAAGAAAGAAGATGAGTCCTTGATTATCCAGAAACGTGTAGGTTTATGCGCAGAGGATGCTGACAAGTTAGTGGATTATGCAAACTTGGTACGCGAGCAATATGCAAACTCTAAGATCAGCGACACCATCTCACCACGTTCATTAATCAACGCAGCAATGATTGGCTTGCGTCGTAACGATTACAAGCACGGTCTCAAATTGGCGTTTACTAACAAGCTCACTCAAGTCGATCAGCAAGTTGCGGAAGACTTGGCTCAACGAGTGTTCGGTTAATTCGGACACTTTTGGGGGTGGGCTATGGTAAGAAATCAAGATCAGCTTTTCAGAGATCATGACAAGCTTCTTCGTCATTTGGCACACCGGAATATTAGCCGACTTACCTCAGTCGGCTATTGCATTGACGTTGAAGAGCTGTATGCCATTTTCTGTGAAGTTTTCGTGGTATCGATTCAGACTTGGGATGAAAGCAAAGGCAAATTAACGACTTATTTAACTACTGCTTGCCTCAACATGGTATCGAGATTACTGAAAAAATACCATTTGGGCGATAACAGAACGGAATACGAGTCCGACATTTTGCATCGTATGGGTGATGGTGAAGATGACTGTGATTATGACGTTTTTGTTGATCACCAGAGCCAAAATATTTTAGGCCCATATGAGTTGATGCAGACTCTTACAGAAGAAATGCAGCAGCTTTCACCGTTCGCAAAAATTTTACTCAAATTCACCTTAAATCCGCCTGATTTCATTGAAAGAGAGTTGTTGGCACAAGAAGCCAAATATCAGCTTTCCCTCAATACGCCTGAGAAAAATGAATCGCGGGGACCAAGACGTCGCAAATTGAATCTAAGTTTTGTGGCTAATTGCATCATGAAAACAGCCGAAACAAACAAAGAAAAACGATTCATTCGTGACGCTGTGAAAGAAGTTGAAGAAGCCGTTACGCGAGTTGCTATCTAAATCATTTCAACACTTTAAAAGCGTATATAGCGCAAAAGAGAGCGTTTTAAATGAAATCAAACGAAAACGAAAGAATAGATTTTATTGAAGCAAAGGCTTTTGGTTGTTTTGGTTCAATCTCATGTTTTTCGCGTGATAGCGAATATTGCCAACGATGCCCGGCATTTGAGGCTTGTGAGCAGAAATCATATGAAACGCTTAACGCGATCAAGCAGGTTGTTAATGTAAACGATTTACTCAAACAGCATGAAAAAGCTCGGATGGCGCAAGAAGCTAAACGCAGAGCCTTACGTGAAGAAATGAATGCAGCCAAAAGTCTTTCTTCGGGTGGGATCCAACCAAAGAAACCGACTCTCGTTGAACGAGCAACCAAGGTAGAGAAAGTCTTTTTTGAGCCTACACCGGAACAGCAGGAATTAATCGTGAAGCTGCCTGTAAAAGCTCAATCGTTTGCATTGACCTTAGTTAAGAGCGGTTTAGTGACCGAGATTAAGGATGGATTGGCCAAAAACGAAAATGCCATGAAAGGAAAAACTCCAGTTTGGCTCAGTCTTGCCGTCGAAAAGCTTCTTTTGGGTGGATATACGCGCAGTGAACTAAAAAAAGCGTTTATGGAAGAACTCAACTGGAAAGAAAACACTGCACAAAGCCATGTGTCGTTAGCTTTTGTTCTTTTGACCTGTTTTGGGATTGCGAAAGAAGAGTCTTCCAAATTGTTAATTTCCAAATGATTTTTAATTTAATAGCTGTAAGAGATTAGTTGTATAGGATTCTCTATGTTAAACCACGCAATGTCAGTGCAATCTGACTTTTCGATAGGAAAATCATTATTAACGGTAGACAAAATTGTCGAAGCTGCAAAAGGCTTAGGCTATTCATCGGTCGCAATCGTTGATGACATGTCCTTACATGCATTGGTAGATTTTTCGAACAAAGCCACCAAAGCCAATATCAAGCCGGTGTTTGGTTGTCGTTTGCGTGTATATGACGATTCTAAATATCGTAAGCCCCCTGCCTCATCTGGTATTGCTGAAAAACGCAACTTGATGTTCTGCCCTAAAGTCTACGTAAAAAGCGAAAAAGGCATTAAAGGCTTATTCAAACTTCTTACAGACGCAAACTCTAAAGAGCAATATTACTACCACAGCCGTACTGATCTGGATGCTCTATGCAAATTGGAAGATGTGGTCGTAACGACTGGTGATATGTACGGTCTGTTTAGTCACCCTGATCACGAAAGAATCTTAAAAGTATTAAAAGCGAGATTTGGTGATGATTTATATATTGAATTTAGTCCGATCAATACGCCATTGTTCGACCGCTTAAACTACTTAGGCTATTTGGCGTATGAACGCGAAAAAATTAAAACCGTTGTCACTTATCCTTTTAACTATCTTGAGAATGAAGATGCGGACACTTTGGATGTATTGAGCGCTATCGCAACCAATACCCAACTTGATTTGCACTATCGTCCTATTCAATACGTAAAAGATTTTGGTTTTAAAGAGCCAAAATTCATTTTAGACCATACAAAAGCTGCTATTCAGCGTATGGCTAAATATGAGCGCGTCAATTCAGCGGAAGCTTGGAAAGAAGGTCTAAAGAATATTTCTGAGCTGGTGGACAAATGCCAATATATTTTTGAGAAGCAGCCAGTTTCCCTACCTAAGCTAAGCACTGACGAATTTAAAACACTATGCGCGAAATGCTTGGAAGGCTGGAAGAAACGCTTTTCTAAAGAGATTCTTGGATATAAGCCAACGAAAGCTGAATTAGATACAGTATATAAATCTCGCTTAGGCTATGAGCTTTCAATATTAAAAAAGATGGGCTTTGAGTCCTACTTCCTGCTCGTTGAAGACTTGGTGATGTGGTCTAAAAACAACGGCGTGATTGTAGGCCCTGGGCGAGGTTCTGTTGGAGGTTCATTAGTCGCTTATCTGCTTGGGATCACGGACGTTGATCCTATACGTTTTGGATTGATCTTCGAACGTTTCATCAATCCTGAACGTCTTGACTTGCCTGATGCCGATCTGGACTTCGCTTCAAGCGGTCGCTACAAGGTGATTGATTACCTTGTTGAAAAATATGGTGAAGATTATGTCGCTGGTATCTCGAACTATTCAACACTAGCTTCAGCCTCAGCCCTACGTGATACAGGTCGTATCAGCGGTTTGAACAACATGCAATTAAGTGCGACCAAGCTTGTGCTTAAAGAACATGGAACGTCACTTGACCTGAATACTTCTGCGGACGCTGTGCCTGAGCTAGACAAGTTCCGCAATGAACATCCTGTTATCTGGAAGCATGCAACTAAGCTTGCAGGCACAATGAAATCGTTTGGCCAACATGCGGCAGGTATTGTTGTTGCAGGCGAACCTATCGTTAATCGAGCCGTGCTCGAGACTAGAGGAAAGTCACCAGTCGTCAATTGGGACAAGCGTGTAGTTGAGGATTGGGGCTTGATCAAGATGGACTTGCTCGGTCTTGCCACCTTAGATGTATTAAACATTGCATGTGACTATGTAAAAGAGCGACATGGTATTGAATTGGATCTATTAAAGATTCCACTTGATGATGAAAAAACCATGCAAGCTTTGGGTCGCGGTGAAACTGTAGGTGTGTTTCAGCTAGAAAGTAGCGGCATGCAACAACTATTGAAGAATATCTCAAACGGTGGCGCTGTAACCTTTGATGACATTTGTGCTGTTACCGCTTTGTATAGACCGGGCCCTATGGATTCAGGCATGTTGGATGACTATGTGGACTTACGAAAAGGATTAAAAGAAGTCACCTACGCACATGAAGTCCTTGAACCTGTTCTGTCTGACACTTATGGCGTTGTTGTGTATCAAGAGCAAACGATGGCGCTTGCTCGTAAGTTGGCAGGGTTCTCAATGGCTGAATCAGATCACCTCAGAAAAGCGATTGGTAAAAAAGACCTTAAGAAAATGGCTGAATTGAAACCGAAGTTTATTGATGGTGCTAAAGCGGGGTTTGTAGAGGTTGAACTTGAAGATGGCACAAAGTTAAAAGTGCATCGAATGGAGAAGTTCAAATGCACTGATGGCGTGATGAGAACGGTAGAAGAAGCATTCGCTGAAAGCGCTGAAATTCAATACTTTTATTCATAAAATCAATCACTTATATTAATCAAATTGAATTAAAAACAGGTTGTTTAAATGGAAAACTGGAAAGCAATTAAGAACTACGAAGGCTTGTATGAAGTTTCAGACTTAGGGCGTGTGCGGTCGCTTGACCGCATGGTCGCTGTTCCTCATGGTGGTCAACGTCTAGCAAAAGGGCAAGTGTTAAAACCTAAACAACATCGTGATGGCTACCTGTGTGTATTTTTAAGTAAGAAACAGAAGCAAATTTGTCCAATGATTCACAAGTTGGTGCTTGAAGCATTTGTCGGAGAAAGACCAAGTGGAATGCAAGCGTGTCACGGTAATGGAGATAAGACAGACAACAGATTGGTTAATTTACGATGGGATACCGTTAAGGCAAATCATAGAGACAAGAAAAAACATGGAACTACAGCTCGCGGAACCAAAGTAAACACAAACAAACTTAAACCTGAGCAGGTAGTGGCAATTCGCGAGAAGCGGAACAATGGTGTGACATTACAAGCGCTCGCGGAAGAATATGGCATTTCTAACAATGCCGTCAGTCACATTGTTTTGGGTAAGAACTGGCAATGGGTTGGTGGACCAATCCAAGAAAGAATTTTCAAAGATCGAGGCGCTAACCAATGAAAATTAAATCATTAAATATTTTGAATGATGGTTTAGAAGAATCAGTTGCCGAGCGTATTTGGGAACAAACAGAAGCAAACGCCAACTACCAATTTAACAAGTCGCATTCTGTGGAGTATTCAATCATTTCGGTTTGGTGCGCATATATTCGCGTTCATTACCCTGCTGAATACTTTGCCGCAAGTCTTAGCGTGGTTGATACAGAAGATAAGCTCACTGGACTTGTGAAAGATGCGCGTGAATGCGGCATTGAGATTCTTCCTCCTGATATTAATTATTCAGCCGATCGTTATAAGATTAAATCCAATACTGAAATCTTGGCGCCTTTCAATGCAGTCAAAGGTATTTCAGAAACGATTGCCAAAGCGATTGTGAAATTGAGAGAGAAGAATCGGGCTTGGAAAGTCGTTCGCTACAAGAAGTCGAGAAAGACAGGTGAAACCACACCGGTCTATGGTCCTGATGGTTCAGTTCCACCAAAAAAACGTTTTGATAGCTTTGACGAGTTCGAGAAAGCAGCATCTCAACCAAACTCGAAAGTGAATAAAACAATCGTTGAAAATCTCAGAGCAATTGGGGCGTTTGCAAGCATTGAACCTAGTGAGCCTTCAGCGAAAGACCTCTCACGACGAAAGGACCAAATGAGGCTATTACCAGGATTAATTATTGATTCTGTAAAAGCAGATAGATACACAGATACCTCAGAGCCATTCCTGCGAGCTTCGTTGGTCGAGCATATGCGCGATTGCAAGCAATGTAACGGTTGCGACCTTGCTGGACAGGTTCATCCTGATATTCGTTTGGGTAAAAAGATACGATTTATGGTTGTTTCGGACTGTCCAACTTGGGAGGAAGAAAAGAAAGGAAAACTACTCGAAGGCGAATCTGCTCAATATGTCAAAGCTGCAATTAAAGAAAATGAATTAGCTGTTGCGGACGGTTATTACACAACGCTCGTCAAAGCCAAAAAACAAGACAAGTTCTTAACGACAGGTCAAATCAATGGATGTAGTCCTCATTTGGCCAAAGAAATCGAGCTTCTTAAACCGCCAGTCATTGTTGCCCTTGGAAGTCAGTCAATTCGCTACTTATTACCTGACGTTAAGGTATCCCCTAGCGATCTCGTAGGCATGACTTTCTACAACCCTAAATTAGACGCAACCATTGTTTGCGGACTTAACCCACAGCAATGCCATTTTGACCCTACAAAGCTGGAAGGACTTGTAAAAGCATTCAAGGAGGTTGCTGACATTATTTCTTAATTTCTTAATCAGTTGGATGTTTATGCTCTGCGTTTACATCCAAATGCAACTTATTACGCTAAATAAACTTTTTAAGAGAGTAATTAAACATGTCAAAAATTGAAACTGTTGATAACTTCGACGACGAAACGCTAAACGAGTTGTTTGCAGAACTGGACGAACAAAACCTTTTGATTGAAGAGGAAGAGCAAAAGAAAAAGGCTAAGACTGAAACTGTAAGCGCGGACGATATTCAATTGGATGAAGAGCTGCTGGAAGACGAAGAATTGCTTGCCGCTGAACTTGAAGCATCCATTGAGGGAGCCGCGCAGGTAACACCCGAAGAGATTCAGGAGCAGATCAATCAACAGCAGCGAGAGGCACAGCTTGATGCAGAACAGGAACTAGATCTGCAAGAAGCGTTTGAGCCTAAAGTGCCAGAAGCCACACCGCACGAAATCGTTAATGATTCAGTATCAGTTGAGGACATGCTGAAGGAAGTGGAAGCAGAGCAAACCCCAATGCCACAACCGGAAGAACGCCCTATCCTCCCGCCGGTCGAAGAATCGGTGGACACAGTATGCGAAGAGCTGCCAAATGATGTGGAACTTCAATCGAAGGACATTCCGAACTTTGAGCCTAAACAGTCTGATAAACAGGTTAAATCTGAAAAAGAAATTGAGCGCTTCGTCTCATTGAAATATGCCCCTGATGTAGAAGCATTCAACAGGGACATTCAATTTACAGACGCCACGCTTGATGTAGCAATGAGAACTCAAGCATCGCTTGCGGCGTATCAGAATGAGCGTGCAGCGCGTGCTGTAGCGCAGGCAGCAAAGGTCAAGTTGAAGTTTGAAAGTCTTGAAGCCCTGCTCTATGAGGCTTATCGCAAACACTTCTTGGCTAACGGTGAGAAGGTCACCGAAAAGGCGGTAGAAAACGCCGTCCGTAAAGATTCCCGCTGGATTAAAGCCAAGGAGCTGTATATCGAAGCGGAAATGTATGCCGATATTCATAAAGGATTCGTCTATGCGTTACGCGACCGTAACGACATGCTGATTCAACGGGGTGCCTATAGCCGTCAGGAACGTCAGGGCCAGCTCCGCATGAATGAATATCAGGAACAGCATATCCAGACCTTTAGCCAAGGTAGAGAAGCCGCTCAACATGCCATGAAAAAAAATCGAAATCTTTCTTAATTCCTGAAATTATTAGTAAGCGCTTACTATAATGAAATGCACTCAAAATTTTTCTAGTTCTAAGTAATTAGGCATTTTGAGTGCAAAGCATGAACTTCTAGCAATTGAGCATTTAAACCTTTTGACAGTAGGACATTAAGCAATGAACGTAGCAAAACTTTTAGCAAACGCAAAGAAGAACAAAGACGCCCTCAAAAGCCGTGAATCTACCATCAAACCAAAGCCGGGTAAAAACAATTACGTTTTACTGGGAGACTGGAACCAAGAACGTAACGAAGAGTTCTACAAACCCTTCTCACAGCACTTCATTAAGGATTATTCAAAAGTCACGGACGGAAAGCCAGAAACGACCGTTCATGTATGTATGTCTAAAACTTTTGATGAAGACTGTCCTATCTGCGATGCCATTGCAGAAGCAGGTCGTTTAATTGGTGCCAATGCAACTGACGAACAGATCAAAACATTGGAAGACGCGAAAGCATCAACTGTGTATTTGCTCAATGTTCTTGAAGTTGATGATTCAGGCAAGCATGACGGTCAGCCTAAAGCTCTTCAAGTCGGCAAATTAACACTTAGCTCAATTCTGGACATGATGGACGATTGGGGTGAAGCAATTTTTGTGGATCATCAAGTTGTTACCATCAACCGTGAAGGTACAGGTCTTAATACGAAATACAACGTATTACCGGGTTCCAAAAAGGTTCACGTTGATCCAGAAGTTTTCAAACGTATGATTGACCTTGACGATTATGTCAAACAAGCAAACGAAGAGAGAAAACGCCTTGCGTTGGGTGCAATTAGACGCGCTGCTGGACTTTATGCCCCTGCAGAGCCGACACACGTCCCTGCTGAACGAACCATTGGCACATCATCAGCCTTGGCTAGTGATGTGACAGATGTTTCATACAAAGATGTCACCACCTCATCTTTGGATGTAACTGAAATTGATTTGGGTGATGAATTGGAAGCGCTCTTAGATGATGCGCACCAAGAAGCAAGCTAATCCTAATCAATGACTTGAAAGAAAGCCGCTATAGCTGCGGCTTTCTTTTTGGGGAGATTAACGTGGAAAATCTAATTATTCTCGTTGACGCCAATTCAATCGGTTACGCAGCGCAGCACGCTATCAAGCTCTATTCAGGCTCAATGCAGACTCAGGCGGTGTTTAGCTTTATCAAGACAATGCGCGAGTTAAGACAACGCTATCCGCATGCAGGCATGGTTGTTTTATGGGACGGTCGTGCTGAATGGCGTTTTGAGCGTGAACCTTCATACAAGAGCAATCGCAAATCTGATCCAAGAATGCAACAAGAGCATGACGCTTACAAAGCGCAGTGCCCTTTTATTAAACGTGCTTTAAAAGCGTTGGGCATTAAGCAAATGACTAGCGCGATACATGAAGCAGATGATCTTGCTGGCATTCTTGTACAACGTTTCGCAAGCGATCCCAACAATCGTATTTTATTGATTACCGGTGACCGTGACTGGTTACAGCTAGTTAAGCCAAACGTTTCGTGGCGTGACCCTCGTGATGAAAGCCGTTTCATTCATTGGGCTAATTTTTATGAGAAAACAGGCTTCAAATCACCTGTGGCATTTCTTCAAGGCAAAGCATTACAAGGCGATTCTTCGGACTGCATCAGCGGTGTTGGGGGAATTGGTGAAGCGACCGCAATCAAGATTCTTGCTGAATACGGTTCAGTAAATGAGTTCTGGAAACTATGCGACGCTGGATTAAAGCCACCTTCAAAAGCTTTGCGATCACTTTATGCAGGCAATTCCCCATACACAAAAGAGGAATGGGAAAGCCAATTCATCTATGTGGAAGACAGCTCACTAACGGATGAGCAAAACGAAAAGGCGCGAAATAAAGCGCTGAAAGCACACATGGATGCATATGTAGGTCAAGGGCGCAGACTGTTCTTGAGAAACCTAGAACTTATGCAATTGCTACGTCCTGCCCCTCTTCAAAAAGAACACCTCGAAATCATCCAAGGCGAAATCAATCCGGATGACTTTACCGAGTTATGCGGCGAGTTAGCTTTTGGCTCGATTCTCAAAAACGTACCGAATTTCATGAAACCTTTTTATAACGGACAATGATTATGGAACCAAATTTATCTGCATTAGCTGACGATTTAGAAAAATTAATTGGCGACAACGAAGAAACGCAAACAGTGACTAACTGGCTTGATACTGGCGATCCAGAGTTAAACTTTGCGATTTCTGGACGCTATGACGGCGGTATTCCTTATGGTCGCATTGTTGAAATGTATGGTCCACCGTCATCAGGTAAAACCGCAGAGGCGACTGACTTAATGATTCGCGCCCAAGAAGCTGGCGGTATTGCCATGTTCTTTGACTGGGAACGTTCCTTTGATATTAACCTTGCGAAGAATCTAGGCTTAAAGACGGAGCGTCCATTCTGGATTTATAAAAAGCCTGAAACTTGGGAAGAAGGCAATGTTTTAGCAATGCGTGCAGTTGAGTTGATCCGCAATTCAGCAACAATTCCAGACGATGCGCCAATCATTTGCGTGTTTGACTCGGTTGCATCGGCAATTCCTCAATCTGTTTACTATGACAATAAGGGCAAAAAGCGTGAAATCGACACATTCAATATGAGCGATAACACCGCTCTGGCTCGTGCTTCCAGTACGTCATTGAAAGTAATTGCTCAGACGGCTGAAAAGTACAATGCAACGTTCTTATATTTGAACCAACAGCGTACGAAAATTGGAGTGATGTTCGGTGATCCAACCTGTCTGAGAGCGGAAGTTCAGGTGCCATTCGTCGATGGTACGTCCGCAACCATGAAGCAAATTGTTGATGGCAAAATCAGCAAGGAAGTATGGTCTTGGAATGAAGTATCGGGTCAGCTTGAGCCAAAACGCATCATCGGTTGGCACAACAATGGCTCAATCAAAGGAACTGACAAAGAGTGGTATCACATCCGCGCTGTATGTCCTGAAACGCGCAATGGCATGGTTGCGGTATCGGGCACAAATGATCACAAAGTCCAAGTGAAAGACAAAGGTTGGATTAATTTTAGCGACGTTCGTGTAGGCGACTATGTGATTACTCGCACCAAACGCACCTTTGCAGGAACAGCGCTTGAGTTCTTAAAGGGGTTGATCGGTTTTGACAGTCACATGGCGCGCGTGTCGTCGCAACGTCAGACAGCCGCACTGATCATTCAGGACAATGAAAACCCTGAATACGCACAGTGGAAGGTTGATCTGCTGTCACGCCACCTAAACTTCGTCAAGCGCGAAATCACTATTAGCAAGGGCAATAAAGGGCATCGCTACGAGTCCTGTTACACCCATGAGTTGATGAAGTTTTACGACTTGTGCCGCTGTCCTCACACACTGTTCAAAGATGGCTGGACACCTATGCAATTAGCCATTGCAGTGATGGACGATGGTAATTACAAGGAGAGCAGCAAGACACTGAACCTGTCCTTTAAGCGACTGCGTGGCTGTGAGGATGAATTAGACGCAATCGGTCAATCGCTGTATCAATCATTTGGCTTAACTTATGATATTCGTTACGGTCAGGGTCGTATTGACTTTGATGTAAAAGGTACTGCCAAGATCGCTGAATTGATCGCTCAGTACGTGCCAGACTGTATGCAGTACAAGTTACCGATTGAGTATCGCGGACGCTATGTAGCGCTCGAATTAGACGCTCCTGTTGATGAATCAGTTGTGCATTATGCAGAAGTGACAGAAATGCGCTTGGGAAGTAAAAATAAAGGCTCGGTAATGTATGACATTACCGTTGAGGATAATCACAACTTCTTGGCAGGCAATACGCACAACGGTTTCTTGGTGCATAACTGCACACCAGGCGGTTCTTCTTTTGAATATTACGCATCAGTACGAATTGCTCTTGGCCGTACCAAGTTAATGGAAACGGTCAACGGTAAAAAGCAGTTTGTGGGGCAGGATATTGCAACTAAAATTGTGAAAACCAAACTCACAAAACCGTTCCAAGAAACCACTATGCGTATGTGGTTTGACAAGAATGGCGTAGCGTTCTTTGACCGCCACTACAACTTAGTTGAGTTCTTAAAAGCTAAAGGCATTTTGAAACAGTCGGGCGCTTACATTGAATGGACTGACGGTAAGAAATATCACCTGAAATCGCTTTGCGACAAACTGAAAGCAGATCCAACCGGATTGCAGCAGCTCCGCGCATTAATCCCTAAGATTTCACCAAGCGCTGATGACATTGAGGTCACACCGTTGATGAGCAATGAAGATGAAATGGAAGCTTTGTACAGTGACGATGCGTGTTAGTAATTGCCGCAATTAACTGATTAACAGCTAACAAATACGCCTCTATACTTTTGGTTCAACCTATAAGTATAGAGGCAGTTAGCCATCATGAAACATGAATATGCATTAGATTTCGCACCACCTTTTGTGGGATTAGATAACGAACTTTATAACACCTTCAGATTGGGTACTTCATGGTCCAAACGGTTGGCCAAAGGCGATGAAGTTTATATCCAATCATCAAAAGATAAACTGATATTCAGCAAAGCATGTGTAGAGGATGTGATTGTCGGTCAAATTGGAGAGCTGATGCTACTCCACGCACACAACAATCATAACGAGTTAGGGCAAGACGACGGACGCAGCGCAGAGCGTTTATACAAGACCATGCAAAAGATGTATGGACCGCAAGTCCTCAACTCACCACGTAAAAAAGCGACTGTTATTTATTTGAGGAAAATTGAATGAGTTCCAAAAATATATTTAAACTAAATTCACTCCTTCCGGGTAAATACCAAGAGAACCCTCTTTTTAAAGATAAAACCATTGAGCAAATTCTGGAGGAAAACCACCCTACCGCTATCATTGAATTAATACGTTTTCGAGATAATACAATCAAGAATAGAATTAAATGTGGTTTAGCTACAGATCAAGCTGTAAATGCATTTCATAAAGAAGTGCATATGTGTCTTGATCTGTACATCTATACAAATTACGACTCCTTAAAGAGATATTACATTCGATTCAAAAAAGACCGCTTAAAACTCGAATTACATGAATATAACGCTAAAAAGAAACAAGAAGATCGTGAAAAGAAAATGGCTGTAGAGATTGAACGTAGATTGGCTCAAGAAAAGGAACTGCAAGAACAGCTTCGTATTCAGGAACGACAAAAATTCTATGGGGATGTGCTGGGGTCTTGGTAATGGTCATTGAACGTCAACCGCATACAGTGAATGGCAAAAGAATTGGTACGTTTTACAGCGTCGATGGCAAATACGTGATGTATTTGCTTTTGGCGCGTGGTGAGAAGACGAAACTGCTGGATATAAAAAACAGTTCTTGGCGAATGCCCTCTATGGCTCTAATGGAAGCAAAGCGCAGAGGCTGTAAATATATTGGCGTTACACATCGGATGGGCAAGAAGTTTTTATATTACATAGCCAGATCCGCAGACTGGTACGGTGAACATTCCGCTCCTTCTAGCTTTAGAGGGGAATTTCAACGGACGCTTCGCACTGAAGCCTTCCTTTTCAATTCAACCCACACTACAAAATATATTGCAAAATCAATCAAAATTCGCTAAAAATCCTATTGATTATTAGTAAGCCCTTACTTATTTATCTACAATTGACGTACAGTATCTTTAAGTATCTACTTCTTTGGAGCTACTATGCGTCAATTGTCTAAAAACAAGGTTATTAATAAATTAGCGAACGAACTCATAGATCAATACGGCTGGACATTAAGACCAAAGCGTAATAGTCCCCATAACGTAATAGTAGATCCGAATACACATTACTCATACCCAATACCACACTCCCCTTCATGCTGGAGAGCGGAGAAAAACTGGGTGGCTGGCATTCGTAAAATCATGCGTGGGGTTCGTCCGTAATTATTAATAAGCGCTTATTATTAAAGGTATCTTATGAGCAATTTTCCATACGCTGTCATATCCGACACACATAACCACAACTGGTCCGCATTTAGCGAAACAACACCAGAAAATGTAAACAGTCGCCTTCAAATCATTCTGAATGAAACGATGCGAGCGGCAGAAGAAGTCAAGGCAATGGGTGGAACGCACCTGTATCACACTGGAGATTTATTCCATGTGCGCGGTTCAATTAGTCCTTCAGTATTAAATCCCACTATTGCCACTTACAAGGTAATTCAACAACTGCTGGGAATCAAAGTTCGCATTCTTGCAGGCAACCACGATTTAGAGTTTCGCGAAGCCAACCGTAATGGTTCGGCTGTTACAGCTTTAGAAGGCATTGGCTGCGAAATTATCAACGAGACGTCTTTGTTTTTAGATGAACGCGTTGCCATGATTCCGTGGTTCCAAGATGTCAACGAACTAAAAAGTGAAATTGAAAGAGTAAAACTTCAAATCAACTCTATGCCTTCTCGTTCACCATTACGAACAATTGAAACCGTAAGCGATTGGACCTTAATGATTCACGCACCTGTAGATGGTGTAATTGCTGGCATTCCGTCGCATGGTTTAAGTGCCACATGGTTAGGTTCACAAGGCTTTAAACGAGTATTTGCAGGTCACTACCATCATCACAAAGATTTTGGCAACGGCGTTTACTCAGTTGGGGCGCTTACGCACAACAGTTGGTCGGATGTTAATTCCGATGCCGGTTTTCTACTGGTGAACGATTCAAAGGTTACTTGGCGATGCTCTCATGCTCCGCAATTTGTCGAGATTGATGGAAGCATGAGCGAAGTCGATATGGCACTCAAGGCTTCTGGTAACTACGTTCGCTGTACGGTCAATTCAAGCGCAAAGCAATCTGACATTGAAACAATCCGTCAATTTCTCATGGATAACAATGCAAAAGGCGTTGTGATTCTGTCCCAAAAGAAAATCGTAGAAGTTGAACGCGAGGAAGTGAGTTCGATCAAGGCAGGTGCTTCTCTCGAAGTGTCCATCAATGATTTCGTGAACAAAATGGGTATTGGGAGCAAGGCAGACGACCTTTCCAAATTATGTCTCTCAATCTTAGAAAAGGCACGCATGGAGGTCGTTGAATAATGAAAATTCTAAAAGCCACTTTCCAGAATTTCTTAACCCTTTCAGAAGCTTGTTTGGAGCTTGATGATCGCGGTTTATTGTTAATTACAGGCAAGAATGATGACGATACATCAGCAAATTCAAATGGCGCTGGTAAATCATCACTGGTCGACGGTATCTGCTGGGCGTTATACGGTACGACGGCGCGTGATGTTACAGGGGATGACGTTGTAAATGAAACAGCCAAAAAAGACTGCTGTGTATCTTTACAGATCGAAGATGATGGCAAGCTTTACAACATTACTCGTTATCGCAAAAGCAAAAAATTCAAGAATGCATTAATTGTCTCAAGCGTTGATAAAGCTGGCGTTGAAACCAACCTGACCAAAGGGACCGACAAGGAAACTCAGCTTCTCGTGAATGCCATTGTCGGATGCTCAGCAGACGTATTCACATCAGCCGTCTATGCAGGGCAAGAACGAATGCCTGACCTTCCATCGATGACAGATAAGACCTTAAAAATGTTAATCGAGGAAGCTGCTGGGATTGAAGTGCTAGAAGCAGCTCATGCCATTGCTCGAAAAAACTTGAACGAAGCCAAGCTTGAGCATAGCGAAGCGCTGCATAAGGTTAGTTTGATTGACGCTCACATTGCCAATGTTGAGGCATCTCTGCTTACGGTCGAGAAACAGTCTTTAGATTTTGAAATTACCAAAAAAGACCGAGCCAAAGAGCATCTTAAACTTTGCTTACCGCATCTTGCGACCATTCGTGAATGTGAGGCTCAGCTCGACCTAGAATCCCCTGCCAAAGAAATTGAACAAATCAACGAGCAAATTGAACAGTTAAAGGAAATCCAGAAACAGCACACAGCCAAAAGCCTTGAGCTTCGCAAAATTTACGTGGACTTCAATGCACGCGTCCATTTGGCCAAAGTCGAAAAACAGAACATCGAAAAGTTAAAAGCTGAAATTGCTAACTCTCAATCACTAGTGGGAACGCCGTGCAATGAATGTGGCAAGCAATATTGTGCAGAAGATTTGCATGACGCCATTCAGGCCCGCGAAACACTGGTTAAAAGCAAAATTAAACAAAACAATGAAATCATCCTGAAAGCTAGGGAGATTGATGAACAAAGGAAAAATCTTGAGGCTGAGATTTCAGAGCTTGAGGATCAGTTAAAGCAGTTACCGACTCTTCAAGCGAAACTGGAAAAACTAAAACAGGATGCACAAGCCCAGTCATTAGCGGAAGAACGCAAGAAAATCGCAGAAGAGGCTGTGGCGCGCATCAAGGCGGAATCTCGCGAGAAGCTTAATGAAGTCAGTCCATTTGTCGCTCAGTTAAAAGACTTGAATGACAAAAAGGTTAAATACCTTAAAGCCAGAGAAGACAAGCAGAAAGCCGCAGATTCAGCACTTGAGAAAGTTGAGCTTGCAAATATGGCGGTGAATATTTTCGGTCCTGCTGGTGTACGCGCTCACATTCTCGATACCGTCACTCCATTCCTGAATAGCCGCACATCCGAATACTTGGGCGCATTGTCTGACGGCAACATTCATGCAACTTGGTCAACGCTATCTGCTACGGCCAAAGGTGAGCTGAAGGAGAAATTCAGCATCACGGTTGCAAATGATTCAGGCGGTTCTTCATTCAAGAAATTATCAGGCGGAGAAAAACGTAAGGTTCGTCTGGCTACAGCTCTTGCCCTTCAAGATTTAGTGATGAGCCGTGCAACCAAGCCAATCAATCTATGGATTGCCGATGAAATTGATTATGCGCTCGATGAAAGTGGATTAGAACGACTTATGGTCGTGCTGGACAGAAAGGCTCGTGAGCGCGGAACAGTGCTGATCATTTCTCATCAGAGCGGGTTAAAGGACTGGGTAGATTTGGTCATCGAAGTGACCAAGAAAGAAGGTACTTCAACGGTTTCAGGAGACAACCTCAAGGCAGCATAAGGCATAAAGCGCTAGAAGCTACAAATACGTAGTTTTTAGCGCCTTTTCATAGTCAAACGTACATTTGAGTCATTTAATTCAAGAGGCGCAACATGACGCAAAAAGATGAGCAATTAGATGCATTCGAGCAAATGCTTGAGAGTGAATTTTCAGATGAAGATTTGCAAATGCTGGAAGATTCCATCGAAGAAGAAATCAGACAAGACGCTTTGCTGAAGGAGGAAATGGAAGGCGAGATTTTTGTCGTCCTCAACGAGTTTGCTGAACAAGCCGAACATTACATCAAAGAGATTTATGACAAGGTAAAAATTACACGCGAAATCGACTCTACGGGCAACAGACACAGTAATTTCATGCATTACATTTCTGATGCCCTATCAGCAGAGACGGATCCATATAACCTGATTTTTTCAGTTCCTCGACCGATGATCTTTGACGGTGAGCGCGTCCTTAATTCGCACAGCGCTTATTTCAAAGATCATGTGCCCATGACGGCAATAGGCGGGGAAAATATGCTGTTGTGGGATTTACGGGTCAATGCCGACAACAATGCGTTAATCATCAGATTTTTAGCTGAACCAAATGTATATGCGCCAACAGCTACCGTGCAACTCGATTTAACGGATAGGAACATTACCCATCATTTTTTAGACCCGCTACCGCAAACACAATCAAATAATTCAGCCAACGTTCAGCGTGCAGTCTTGGAATTCCTAGTCCGGTTCTTTTCCTATCGAGAAACCGAAGATGATTACATCCTAGATTCGGAAGATTACCAGGAACTAATTCTGCGGAAGATTGATACGGACTCCAATGATCTCGTCAATGCCATCGTGTCAATTAACCTGATCATGGACAAATACGCCGAGATAAAACGCAGAGAGGAATTTAAAAGAGCGTATGCAAACCGTGGTATTGAATCATGGTAAGCCGCAACTTGGGTGACATGGGTAATTCCGTCACTAACGAATATATAAATATCTTTAACCGAGAATATTTTAATTATTTATTTAATTAATTTATTCGAAAACGTCGGAACATATCAGACTTGGGAGTTTGTATGAAAATTAAAGCCATCGGAATCGATCCATCTTTAAGAAACTTCGGATTAGTCGTTGCTGAAATCGACATTTCAAACGATGACTATCCTTTCGAAATTAAGGACATGATGTTGGCCCAAACCGAAAGCAGCAAGGAAACCAAAAAGACTGTACGTAAGAACTCGGATGATCTAAGACGTGCCAAAATCCTGCATGACGGCATGATGCATATGATCAACAAACATAAGGTGACATTTGCTTTCGTAGAGATACCAACTGGATCACAAACCGCAAGAGCCATGTCTTCTTATGGAATTTGCATCGGTATTTTGTCAGCTTGTCCAGTGCCGATGATTCAATTAACCCCGTTTGAAGTAAAACTCGCCGGTACGGGCATTAAAACAGCCACCAAGCACGAAATGATTGAAGCTGCCTTTACAGAACATCCAGAAGCCAAGTGGCTAATGCACAAGCGAAATGGGGAAATGGTATTGAAAGAAAGTAATGAGCATTTGGCTGACGCGACATTTGCGATCAAGGCTGGCATTAATACCGATGAATTTAGATTTTCTGCTGGCATGATGCGGAATGCATTTTTAGCTACTCGTGCAGAAAAAATTTAAATTTTGCATTTAATTATTAGTAAGCGCTTACTATAATTGCATGAGTAAGCGCTTATGATCTTTCGAGGTTCACATGAGCAAAGATTTTTCTAGTTTAGAGGGGATGGCGAGAGCTACGAAGGAAGCAATGCAGGGCATAAACTGGAACAAGGTTGCTGAACATGCTCGCCGAATTAATACCGAAATACAGCGTGAACAATTCAAAGACTCATCGCGCGAAGATATTTTGCTAACTATCAGAAAAGCCGCAGAGAAAGCGAGGATAGAAGCAGAGATCAACAAGGTGGCTGACGCAATGAAGAAGCGTGTAATCAATAAGTTTTATGCAAATGAATACACTGATCACTCAGACATTGCGAAAAAACCACAAGCAAAGCAAGACACGAATTTAGAACCAAAAGAAGAGAAATCTTCTAAACCAAAAACCCCACTAAACGGCATCGTTGAGTGGTAATTCACTAACTAAGGAAACGATATGAACGTAACCAAGCGAAATGGCGCGACAGAACCTTTTTCACCATCAAAAATTGAAAAAGCAGTCAACTGGGCTGTAGATGGAACGTCGGTCGAATCGCAAGAAGTGATTGATAAGGCAATTTTACTAATTTATGACGGTATCAAAACCAGTGACATTCAACAGGCATTAATTAAAGGCGCTGCTAAGTTAGTGTCTGCAACCAAAGCTGATGCATCTTTGGTGTCTGCGCGTTTATTGCTGTTAGATTTATATAAAACCGTATGCGGTGTAAACGGCAAAGTCAGCGGTGGTGGCTTTCAGTATCCTCATATCAAAGATTATTTAGAAAAAGGCGTTTCTTTAAAACTGCTGGACCCTGAACTTTTAAACTATGACCTTGAGCGCATTAATGCCGCTATCAAGCCTGAGCGGGACTTATCATTCCACTACTTAGGGCTTGATACATTAGCCGACCGTTACTTTATTCGTGCCAATCGCGATATTCGCCTAGAGAAAGAAACAGGCAATATGTCGGGTAATATTATCGAATTGCCACAGCATTTCTGGATGCGTGTAGCAATGGGTGTTGCCTTAAAAGAAAAACCTGAAATCCGTACTTCTGTAGCGCTGGCTTATTATGAGCTTTATTCGAAATTAGAATACGTCTCCTCTACCCCAACCCTATTTAATGCTGGTACGTTACATCCTCAGTTATCAAGCTGTTACCTGAACCAAGTCTCAGACACCATTGCTGCTGATGAAGGTGATAACCGCTTTGCTTCTATTTTTGGAGCAATTGAAGAAACGGCGTTACTTTCTAAGTTTGCGGGCGGTATTGGTACAGACTGGACGCCAGTACGCGGTGAAAATGAATTAATTTTTGGAACCAATGGTATTTCAAGTGGTGTAGTTCCATATATCAAGGTCCAGAACAATACCGCAGTTGCCGTAAACCAAGGCGGTAAACGTAAGGGTTCGGTTGCCCCATACTTAGAAGCTTGGCATCCAGACTTTATGGCGTTTTGTGAGCTTAAAAGAGAATCTGGTGACGACCGCCGCCGTGCTCATGACGTATTCCCTGCCGCTTGGGTTCCTGATCTCTTGATCGAACGCAAAGAAGATCCAAATGCCATGTGGTCTTTCTTCTCGCCTAAACGCTTCCCTGAATTGCATGAACTTTACGGCGAAGATTTCGTTAAACGCTATGAAGAACTAGAAGCCGCTGGTGAATATGATTTCCAACTTCCGGCTATTCAGGTATGGCGCCATTTGTTGACCAATTTATTTGAAACAGGTCATCCTTGGATCACTTACAAAGATGAATGTAACCGCCGTAATCCTCAACAACATGCAGGCGTTATTCATCACAGTAACTTGTGTACTGAAATTACGTTAAATACATCTAAAGACGAAACAGCGGTATGCAATTTAGGTTCTATTAACCTTTCACAAGTAATGTCAGCTCCAAATCCTTTAGAAAGATTACGTGAAGTTATCCGCTTGGCTATTCGTAATTTGGATTCTGTAATTGACGTGAATTACTACCCTAGCGACCGCGCATCCAACTCTAACTTCAAACACCGCCCTATCGGCTTGGGTGTGATGGGTTATTACGAATGGCTGGTAAAACAAGGTGTGGATTTCGAAAGCGAAGAACACTTAAAGCAAGCTGACGCATTGTTTGAGGCAATTTCTTACTTTGCTATCGAGGCTTCAGCAGACTTGGCTCAAGAACGCGGTTCATATCCATCATTTGAAGGTTCTAACTGGTCTAAAGGTATCTTGCCAATCGATAACGCCAAATTGATGGAAGACGGCAAACCATTCTTTGATCAACCTCGTCGATTCGACTGGGAGGCTTTACGTGAAAAAGTCAAAAAAGGGATGCGTAACTCGAACGTTATGGCGATTGCGCCGACTGCAACGATTTCGAATATTGCAGGAACAACTCAATGCACAGAACCGCCGTTCTTGCTTGAATACTTCAAGTCTAACCTAGGTGGTACTTACCAAGTCGTCGATCCTGCAATTGCTCATGTCGGTGACAAATATCACTTGCTCAAAGAATCGTATTATGTCGACCAACTCTACATCATTAAGGCAGCCGCAGTTCGTCAAAAGTGGATTGACCAGTCTCAATCAACTAACCTCTTTGCAAAACAAGGTACAACTGGTCGTGATTTAGATTTGTGGTATACAACAGCTAAAAAACTTGGCTTGAAAACCACTTACTACTTACGCAATCAATCTGATGCAGAGAAGAGCGCTTCAATGCGAACCAAAGTTATTGCGGAATTAGCTAACGCAGCTTTAGGCAAACTTTCAGAACCAACTGAAAGCGCACCAAAGATGTGTTCAATTCTCGATCCAGATTGTGAAAGCTGCCAGTAAAACTTTTTTAATTTAGGCGCAAATATTAGTAAGCGCTTACTATAATTATAGGGATGAAAAGTTCATCCCTATTTTATTTGTGAGTATTAAAGAAATTATGACTTACGCAAATCGTATTAATGACCGACGTCTAATTTTAGGTCCCAAGGATGACCTAATGGCAATTAGCCCGATGAAGCATACATGGGCAAAAGGCATTCTCGACCGCATGGAAAATAATACGTGGTTTCCGCATGTCGTAAATATGGCAGATGATGTTGCCAGTTATAACCGCTTAAATGCCGCAGATCGTTTCATGTTTGATAAAGCATTAGCTTTCTTGTCAAACCTAGACGGCATTCAATTCAACAACATCAACCAGAATATTGCAAAACACGTAACCTCTCCGGAAGTTTCCATGTGTTTGTCACGTCAAGCATGGGAAGAAGCGCTACACGTCAAATCATACGCCACGATCATTGAGACAGTCAGTCTTGATCCAATGAGCGTTTACATGACATTTGAACGTGATGGGTTATTGGCTCAAAAAAACCAGTTCATTCTCAAACAGTCGCGATTACTCGGTGAAAAATTCTCGGCTGAAGGTTTTGCCCTTTCATGTGTATCAAACGTCTTGCTTGAAGGTGTTTATTTCTTCTCAGGTTTCCTTTCGTTCTATCTGCTTGCCGATAAGGGTGAAATGTTAGGTTCAGCCGACATGATTCGCTATATCCAACGTGATGAAGAAGGAACGCACCTAGATTTGTTCGCACATATGCTAGACACCCTTCGTCACGAAAATAAAGACGTCTTTACCCAATCCTTCTGGAATAAAGCTCTTGAAGTGTTCCTGACTTCATCAGAAATGGAAATCAGTTGGGGGAAATACATTACTAAAGGCGTAACGAATCCTAAAGCTATTGAGGATTACATCAAGCATCTTGCAAACCTCCGTGCTGAACAAATTCAAGCGCCGTTTGTGCCATATCCAGGCGTAAAAAATCCATTCCCTTGGGTTGAGCAGTTCTCTAAACCTAATACGTCAGAAAAGAACTTCTTCGAAACCCGCGTCACTGACTACAAAGTTGGCGGTGCTTTGGTTTGGTAAGGAGGAACTAAATTGCAAATTACTAATTTCGACCTCGTACACCTCATTGATAAAGCAATTGAGGAAGGTCAAATCAAAGTAAAAATCTTGGCAGACAGCATCAATGAATACGGCGATCGCCTTGTCACCTTTGAGCTTATGTATTGGTTACCAATACATGCCGAAATGATGACTCATCGTGTATTCAGCCGTAATGCCGCATCTAACCGCGCCATTCCTATTTCAAAGATCATTCAGCAAGTCTGGAACAATCCGGCATATCCAATCTTTTGGGGCAAAAACAAGGCTGGCATGCAAGCGAATGAACAGTTTTCAAAACGCAAGATTCGCTTGTGCCGATTTGCATGGAAATGGTCAGGTCGCCTGATGTGCGGTGTTGTATGGTCCTTAATGAAATTAGGACTGCACAAGCAAACGGCCAACCGCTTATTGATGCCTTGGCAATTTATGCATGTGGTTCTTAGCTCTACGGAAATGGATAACTTTTTCGATCTCCGTATCCATGAGGACGCACAGTTCGAAATCTTCGCTGTTGCTTATCTCATTGAAAAAGCAATGCGTACTTCAACACCTAAAAAGCTCAAATTTGGTGAATGGCACTTGCCATATATCACAGACGAGGAACGGAAGCAGCACAAAATCGAGGTATTAAAAAAGGTATCTGGTGCCCGTTGTTGCCGCGTCTCTTTCATGAACCATTACGGCAATAAATCAAATGTTGGTGAAGATTTAAAACTTTGCGAACGCTTGGTCGGAGCTGAACCTTTGCATGCTTCACCTTTTGAGCACCAAGCAACACCTGACAGCTTTGATCACCGCACGGAAAAGTATGCCAACCCAACAATGCACGGAAATCTAAAAGGCTGGTTACAACATCGCAAATTCATTGAAGCAGAAATCTTCTTATCGAAAAACAAGGAGTAAGTCATGAATATTTTTGGAATCGGACAAAGTAAAGCTACCGAACATCTTGAAGAAAAAGTTGGCATGGGCCAAGTCAAGCCTAAAACAGTTCGCCATATCACGGCTGATCTTGAGCAAAAGCTGAGTGAGCTTTTCGATTTAGAAGAGCGCCTGTTAGAGGACAACGATGTTCAAAATGAATTAATTCGATCCGCTACAACTCGCATTGAAGATAACAATGTCGAAATTGCGCGCGCTATCAAAACACGAAAAGCATTAACGGAAGTCTTTCAGGAGATGAACGGGTAATGAGTAAAACGAAGGTAAATCCTAAGTGGTTCAGACATGAGGCATTACATACATCTTATGTCCTTTTAAGCATGGTGAATGACCACCTGACTAGGCATCAGTATTACCTAGAGCGCATCAATCCTGAATTTAATCGCCACATTGATGCCGCAATTGAGCATTTGACCGCAGCTTATCAAGCCGCAGGTAATGAAGGCCTTGAGGTCAAAAAGAAAATAAAAGTCTAAACCGTCTATGTCATTAACAGGAGATAGCACATGACTATGACTAACGAACAGATCGAAATGGAAATTAACAACCTTAAGAGCCAATTGACTCAAAAGGCTGATGTTGCTTCCGTTAATACTCTTGCTAATCGCGTTACAAATGTTGAAAACACTAACGCTAGTCAAAGCACCTCAATTTCAACTTTGACAAGCCGCATGAATAATGCAGAAGGAGTGAATGTCACTCAAGGCAATTCAATCAATAGCTTGAATTCGCGTGTAACTAACTTGGAGAACAAAGTTGGCTGATCAAATCATTTTTAGCGAAATGGTCACGGCTTTGGTGAAAAAAGGTCAGGACATCCTGAATGATATGACACCAGAGCAAGCCGATTTACTTCACATGGGTGTCGGTGTTTCAGGTGAATCTGGTGAACTTCTTGACGCAATCAAGAAACATGCAATTTACGGCAAACCGCTAGATCGTGAAAACGTGATTGAAGAACTTGGTGATTTAGAGTTCTACATGGAACGTATTCGCCAAATCATCGGGGTAAGCCGTGAGGAAACGATTGCGGCGAATATGGCAAAATTGGGTAAGCGCTATAGCAAAGGCACTTATTCAAATGAGCAAGCCCAAGCTCGTGCGGATAAGGTGGAAGCATGATTTTTGCATTATGTGGCAGTCATAGAACCGGCAAGACTACTTTGGCTCAAGAATTTGCCAGAGTTTCAGGGGCAAAATTTATCCCTATGTCGATTACTAGATTGCAAAAGGAAATTGGCTTTAATTCAGCTAATCAGAGCTATAGCTTTGATGAGCGAATGAAAGTTCAGGAACACCTCATTGAGCGCCTGAATGACATTTATGAAGCCAATTACCACATCGATGCAGTAGCGGATCGCTCCCCTATTGATCTTATGGCATATGCGTTGATACATGCTGGACCTGATATTACTGAGGAACAGTCTAAGCGTCTTATGCGCTATATCGACCGCTGTGCGCAGGTAGCACGAGATCACTGTATCGGCATCTTGCTGGTTCAGCCGGGCATCGAACTTAAAGAGGATGAAAAATCTGCACCCGCCGCTTTAGGGTTTATTGAACATCTAAATTCGCTTATTTTGGGTCTGATTAATGATGAACGAGTAAACGAAGTACCGATGTTTTATATCCCAAGAAATGTGACCAATTTAAAACGTCGAGTTGCCGTATGTTCAGACGCATTGGCCCGTTCAATGTTACGAAATATGGATAATGATCGTGTCTTTAACTGGAACAGTTCGGAAAGTGGTTTTAATGCATACTTCACCCCTTCAAGTCTCCCGCAATAATTTTTATTTGGGGCTATATTATTAGTAAGCACTTACTTTATTATTGTGCTTATAATTAATTGAGTTGCCCTACTCAGAGAGAGCCACCTTCGGGTGGCTTTCATTTACTGGATAAATTTCACGAACAGTTTTGTTCCAAAAGAAAATCATTACTATCTATTTGTAAGTAAAGTTTAAATGAGTTTTTTCTCATGATGAAAGCTTTTGGTTCTGCAATGATTTCTAGTGAAGAAGGCGGAATTATTGAGCAAGCTATCAAATGGTTCAAAGAATCAGTTGATGATTTAGAAAATATTATTGGAACGAAAGATTTTGTATTAACAGCTAAAGAGGGATAATGCGATGAATAGTTGTTTTATTTTTCCATTAAAAATTCATTGGCTAATGCTATTCGATAAATTCCTGACAGGAGCAATGTTAGGACTTGGTTTTATCGTTGCAATTTGGACAGTAATTAAACTCACTCAAAAACCAAAGAAAGAGCGAAAACCGCATCGTATTTAGACCGCATTAAATGAATTTTTAAGAATCAAGATTATTAGTAATAGCTTACTATAATATATT